CAGCTTTCTCAGCTGCTTTTTGCTCGGCTTGCTTCATTGCGATTTTAGCAGCTGTATCTTCAGCTACCTTCTTTGCAAAAGCTTCCAAGTCGATGTTTTGATTGTCCATTTTGATCTCCTGATCTGCGGAAATAAGTTCCGCGCTTTTAGGTGTGTTGTCACTAGCTATATTTGAAGAAGTATCTTCGTCCGTAGCCAGAGACTGACCTGCTAGATCTACACGATTAGTGAAAGTTTTTTTGAATTCTTCGTACTCTTCAGTAGAGTCAAAAGACTTCGCGAGCGAAAAAGTAGCTGCCTGATTGCATGGCACCGAAACAACCGATACCTCAAATAACTCAGCGTCCTTAATCATTAATCCGTCGGTTTCTTTAATATAATCAGCATCCTTGACTCTGAAACCAACAGAAAAGGCTCCAAGAACACCGTCTTTAACAAGTTCAGCTACGTTGCCAGGGGCATTTTTACTGATCTTACATTCTAACTCTAGGCCGTCGGGTCCTGCTTTCATCCCTGTGGCTCTACCAATAGGCTTGTCGTAGTCATGATTAAACAAGATTATTGGATTTTTTTCAAAATTCTTTATTCCACCTTTTTGCCATGCTTCAGCTGAGATAGAATCACCCGCGCGATCGAAGTCAGCTGTACTTGCCATTCCGCGAATCATGACACTGCCATCATCCCCTTCGTGAGCTTTAAAAGTAGACGTAAGATTAAAGATTTTATTCATTATCTTCACCCTTTTTAACTGCTGGTTTAACAGCAGGCTTAACCGCGGCTGTAGGCTTTGGTACTTTAACCTTAGGCTTTTCAGCTTCTGGCTTCTTCGTAGGGGCAACCTTAGTATATTGTTCAAGGTCACTCCAAAATGCGCTTTGTTTAATCATAGTTAGTACACCAGGATATCCGCCAAATATATACTTAATAGTAGCACCTGTTACGGGCTGACGGTGACCTAAAGCAATATACTCTACTTCACTGTGTACTTTCTTTTCTTGAGCATAAAAAGCTGCTAACAGCTTAATTGCTTTAAATCTTTTTACTTTATTGCTATTCATCTTCAGTCTCCTCAACCGGTCTTCCACCCTCGTCGGGGTTAGCTGCAGAACCTGCTATATTTGCAGGAACTCTAATTTCTTGTGTGTTAGCTATCTCAGGGAATCCTAAGCGATCTCGAGCTTCTGCAGCAGTAATAATTCCACCATTTACTAGTGAAGTATAATAAGCTGACGCATCTCGTAGTTCCGGTGCTAAAGCCGGAATATCGGTAATGTCTTCGATACACTCAAAACCATAAAATCTTGTCATTGCAAAATTTAATTTCCGAACGATAGGAAGTATAGTCTCCAAATAATAAAGTCGTAAATTTGGACGAATGTTAGCATTGTTACCTGAGTCTAAAAGAATTGGAGGGATTCCGAGCGCCTTTAAAATAATCTTTTCGTTTTCTAAAATTGCACTTTGAAAATCCAAATCTTTAAAACTTACGTTTGAAATAGAGTCTACTTCAATACCGCCGTCTAAGATTAAAGGGCGTCTGCCACCTGCATCTGGTCTATAGCGTTGTTGCCAAGCTAGGATCATACGGTCTTTAATTTTATCAGAAAGAGTGTTAGGTGATTTGAGTACAAGTCCTGGAACTGCCCCGTTCTTAAAGAAGTTATCCTGAAATTTACGCATAGATTGAATAAGATTCATAGTACGCGCTGCAGGACTTAAACGTGGAACACCACGGTAAATAGAGTGAAAAGAGTTTTCTTTAACATGAATAATCTCCTCAACACTATAATCTATATCCAGTAAAGAGTAGTGAGAAATGAAAGTCTTTTCGTCTGCGTGTACTGTTACTTTATCGGCAGGTAGATGATACATATGAGCACCATCATAGTAAATAAAGATATTACCGTCAATAAGAAAGTCAGTAATTAAGTTTCTACGAAAAGAGTTAATATCTTGATAAGGGTTAGGCTCTCGATTAAGTAGAGTCTCTACTTTAGATCGTTTAATGCCTTTGATAACGCCTTTAGTATTTGTGTTAGGCTTAACAAGAGTAGGAATCTCAGCAACATCATCTACGATCATGTTTACGCCACGGTTTACAATTTCTAGTTCTTCATAGGCGCGCTCGTAGCTAAGAGTATTCTCTCGCGAGCTCTCTTTTGTAGCAACGTCGTGAAATTGCGCAGGATTCAGCTTTTCGGTTCTTCCTAAGATATTATTATACCACGCCATGTTTTTCTCTTTGAATCTCTACCCAGCGCATTTGTTTCTTTGCAGTTCCCAGCGCAGGGTCTTTACCATAAATTGAATGCAACTTTAAATGATGTGTATGACATAGAGTCACCGTATCATTGTAAAGCTCAGCATGATGCTCTTCTATAAAGTCATCCCGAAGTGACTGAATATACTCAGGGTTGTGTTTATTCTTTGCAAGCCACTGGTTAAGTAGGGGCGTCAAACTGTAAAAGTGGTGAAAGTCAAGCTGCTCTGTCTCGCGACAAATCTCACAGGAGGTACCTTTCTCATACTTAGACTTTGCCTTATCTCGTACATACTTTACAACATCACGTTTTAGCTTAGGCATTTGCTTTTGGGTTCCTGATTTTTCATTAGAAGAATTATAGCGGCTTTAGGGTCACTTGTCAATAACTATTTTTGCACAGGTATCGCTAGAAGGACACGGACGCAGTTATAAATGAATATAGTGCGTATCTTAAACCATCTGCCATGTGAGAAGCCATGTTGTGTTTCGGTTTTTCCCTTGCCAGATTTGGGTTAGGATCCCACTGATAAGAATCTAAACAAATAAGGGACTCTTTGCACTGTTGATCGACGTAAAGGTTGTCATTGTCAATGAGGCTTGATACATACCCAATTCCGTCCAGTACAGACTTCTTAGCGTTAATGGTGGAGATGTCATAATTCTGCGCGAGATCGAACCTTGTTTGTTGAGCAGCTGAGTCAATATAAATAAAATCAATATCCCAACGATCAATAAGTTTTTGTATCTCAATAGCATGTTGTTCGGTTGTCCTTTCTGCGTTAAGGTACTCATCTACTAAGTAGTATTTTCCTGTGTCCCAATCGTATGCAATTACACACAGTGCTGTGGGATCTTTGTATCCTACGTCTAAACCTGCGAACACGTCCATCTTTGAGGTGTCTAGCTGAGATAAGTCTTTCACCTGAGTCTCAAAGTTAAACTTCCATATCTGACCTTCATAAGTATTAAAGTCAGCTTCATACTCTTGCTTAAATTCTGCGTCTGACATAGACTTACGTGCTTCTGCTATATCAGATTCCGACATACGAGGGTTGTCTCTATAGGTTGCTCGTATGCTACACCATTCTGGGAAATCTTCTGAGAACCCCCGATAGAAAAACTCAGAGAACCAGTTGTTCCGACCCCGTGGCGTGGAAATGAAGATTGCTTTAGAATTAGGCTTGTCGAGTGTAGGTCGAAGGGCAACGTTGAAGGCATCCTTGCCGTCAGCGAGTGCGGCCTCATCAAAGATGATAAGGTCATAAGATCTACCTACGCAAGAATCGACTTGGTTAACCGAGCCCATTCTTACAGTAGATCCGTTAGAGATTTCGATAACTTTGTCCTTTGCGTTATCTTTTGTAACCTCTAAATCAAAATGTTTAATTAGGTTTCTTTGCAGATCAAAAGAGATCTGAGACAAAGCATAGTTGGGGGACATAATTAAAATATTAGAGCCGGGCACCAAAGACACGAGCTGTCCAATGATGTTGGCAATGTATGTTTTGCCTTGCCGACGAGAGACGGCAGCAGAGACAAAACGGTACTTTGGATTGTTAATCGCGTTGATAATTGCTATCTGCGACGGTAGAGGTGTGATATTCAGCAGCTCCAAATAAGGAGATACTGGAAGTTTTAAGAACTTTGCCTCAGATCCTAATTCAACTATTTCATCAGAGATAATATCTCTGCGACTTACTTCAACTGCCATACATTTCTCTTATTTGGTAGAGTCTGCTGTCTGCTTTGCTTTACCGAAGTTTAGCGCAAACAGATCAACGAATTTATATACTTTTGCAAAAAATACGTCGTCTTTGGGGGTTTCAGTCGTTGCAGCTACTGCTGAACATACTGTTACTATTACTGGTATTGCTTGAACATACATCATGATAGTGTCCATCATTATTTCTTTCCTCCTACTGCTTCTTTGGCATAAAATGCCGCTACAATTGCGGCTACCGATACGAAGTACGTAGGTGCCATTGATCCTAGTGTTTTTGATGCTTCCGTCAATCCTAATAATTCTGCTAGTACTACAGAGAAAGGATACAGTAGCATTCCTCCTAAGGCGAACCAAGCCATATTACGCTGAGCGTCTCGCATCGCATCTGCATCTTCGAGTTCTTTGCGTCGTGCTTCCAGATACATTTCTTGTTCTGCGTCAGATACTACTCCGTCGCCATTTGTGTCCGCTGGATGAAATTCATTTTCTACCATTTTACTTTATTCGCCCAATATGCGGCAGACATTTTGCCTTTAGCTATATTCTTGGCGTGCCGCGCTTTGAAAGACTTTCTCTTTGCTTTCATTGCTGCGGACTCACCGGCCTTCGGCTTCCCTGCCGTACTAGCTCCCTGCTGACCGAAACGAATTGTTTTAACTTTGCTGCCCACCTTAGCTACTACAATGTGAGACTTCTTTGCGTGTCCGGGGGTGCGTTTAGGCTTATTATAGCCTGATACTTTTGCTCTTTTTAATCTGGAGTCTTTTTTCTTTTTCTTTACAGCCATTGTCTAGCTCTCCTCGCATTCACAAGGATCGCAATCACAGTCCTCGCATTCACAAGTATCTAACCATCCTAAAGATGCTTTTGCGGCTTCTTCGCTGCTAAATGTTTTTAAGTCTTTTCCTTCTTCTTTGACGTACCATATGGCACGCTTTTGATAAATCTCAATCATTTCTTTCCCCGACGCCGCTTGTTGCCTGCAGCTCTTTGCCCACGTTTTGGCAGCTTTCTTTTTGGCTTTTTCATACTATCTCCTATTTAGAGCATACTAACAACCATTACTATTGCAAAAAATATTAACGGTATTGTTACTGCCACTACTGAGCCCCACGTGAGCCATTGAACTATAAGTTTATTTTTTTGAGATTTCTTATATATTTCCGCTTTTGCATCTGCTTCTCTTTGTCTTTTTCTATCAGACTGAAACTGAAGCCAAGCATCCCACATTCCGGGGTAACATGCATAAATTAGGTATTCTTTTAACCACTCTTCTTCTTTCTTTAGTCTTTGTAATTCCATAAACGCTGAAAGTTCGTCGCCATTGCCACCTTGTTTTGCTTTCTTTGCTATTATTGACTTGTTGTCAAAATATGAGCCTACAGTGTCAGCAACTTCATATAGTTCTTTACCATTAGTAAGTGCTTCCTTTATAATACCGAAAGCCGCATTAGCTGCGGCGATCTCTAATAACATTAGGAACCCATATTAAGAAGTGCGGCTATTACTCCTGCCAGGAACATTATAATGGTTCCACCTACTGATAGCATGCGGCTATCCATCTTTTGTAAAGTTACGTCTATCGTGTCTAGTCTTGTAAAGGTAGTCTTCCACCTTTCTTCGCACTGAGCTTCATGAACGGCTAAGTCTGAAGCAACATGATCAATTTGACGAGCAGAATCATGAAACCGTTCAGTGGTATCAGCGCTCCAATTAACATCTGAAGGGGTTTTATTAATCTGTTCCATTGAGTAGTTTTTCCATAAGCTTTCCATAATTACCCTGACCAAAAGGTATAGAATCATTTATCTGTACATTAGTCTGGTTCTTTATGTTGCTTCCTTCGGCTTTCAAAAGATCTGCCTGCGCCTTGATCTCGTCAATACGCATTTTATGAGCCATTTGTAATAGATCAGCTAAGTCTTTACTAGAGTAGACACCAGATTCCTGAGCTTCTTCGAGTTTAGATGCGATCATTTCGTCTAATAGGGAACCGATGTTGTTCTTGTTGCGGTAGCCCATATCTAAGTATATAGTATCAATGTATTTCTTCACTTCGCGTTTATTAAGGACTTCGACTACCTGTGATTCAGGTACCTGAAGATATTCGCACACACCGCGAATATTGCCGTACTGTAGATAACTATTCGCTATCTCCAGCCCTTCAGGAGAAATTGTGGTTAGTTCTTTTGCCATGGTTCAAATTATACTCAAATAGAGGTTGGTTGTCAAGAGATTTTTTTCTCAGGTCTAGTCAGCTAGCGGGTTATCGAGTGCTCTTTGCAGTTTCTTTCCAAGACGGTCTTCCAGTTCCTTCATGTCTCGGGTCGTATCTGATTTTAAAGAGTCACGTTTGTTTTCGAATCTTTCATTTGCTTTATCAATCATTACGCGTACTTTTTCTTCAGAGTCACGAACCTGGTCTTCAACTCTATCGGCTTGCTTTTCTACAGAGATAATATCGTCTCTTAGCCCAGATTTGATGTCTCGAGTATATTCGATTGCTTCATCGAGTTTAGTTTCTATAATCTTATTACGAGACTCAATAGCATTTACATCTATATTTTGTACAACTTCTTTCATATCCATGTAATCTTTGTAAAACTCGAATGCAGCCCAAGATGTACCACCTAGAGTTGATAGTGCTGTAAGTAGTACAGCTGCTTTTCCACCTTTGAAGGTCATGCCTCCAACTTCAAATTCTGCCATTATTCCACTACCTCAATTTCATCTACGAAACTTAAATTCCTGAGATTTTTAATCTCTTGCTTTAGCTTTTCAACTTCCATCCTTTTGACTTGGAGTTCTAACTCATACAGCGAGTTGCAGTTGATGCGTTCTTTCGGCCCACCGATGGGAATATTTATCTTAGCGTATACTCCCACATCTGAGACTTGATTTTGAGGAGACATTGTAAATTCGCTAGGATTGTTGTTGTATACGTTATTATAAGGATTACCAGTATTATTGTTCAGAAAGCCGACCACTCCGAACTCAAAATTAGTCGCAGCTCCAATCGCATTCTGGCACTCAAAATTTCCAGCACGTATCCTATCAGAAGCATAAGTTTGTGGAGAGTTTGGCAAGTTCAAATTTAAAGAACTCGATTCTCCCCAAGCCGCAAAGCTTCCACATACCAGTACTACTATTAACAATTTTTTCATAATATCATTTGATCTTTGAACAAATCCTCGATGCTATAATTGAAGGGTCTCGCACGCTACTTAGTATCTTTGACTTCGAACAGATATAGTGCGCCTTATTTTTGTGATTTTTGTGTAGATAAACCTCTACAATCCTTTTATCTAAGTAACCTACTTTTAGGAGAGAAGGTGTTGAAGCAAAAGGTACCTTCTTCCAATCTTTATCAAACACTCCAACAGAGTAATAGCTTATCTCTCTTCTAGCATTGAACAGCTCCATTTTGGTAGTGTATACTCCAACAATGTGAGAGGGTTTAAGCTTTGGGTATGTTGGTGTCCACTGGTGAGCACTTGCGTACCCACCGTTTAGGACTAGAGCCAATATAATAAGTAATCGCATTACTGGGCAATACACTCGGCTGTTACAACTGCTGAGTATGATCCCGCTGGAAATGCTTTGTTATATCCATAAGTTGCTTCTGAAGATACGTCAAACCATACGCTTCCTGCAACACTTAGAGGGAATTCACTAGTGTTATTGTATACTATTTTATCAGTATTAAAAGCAGACATACTTGCATCTGACATCTGATTGGCAACAGTAGAGCCTGTCCAATTAACTACATCTCCTTCTAAAGAAGGGCTGGAAGTAAAACTAATTGGAGTTGTGATTCTTGCGTTGTAAGCACTCGCTGTAATAATGTCATAGCGAATGATAGGAAGTACTCCACCATCAGAAGCACTAGTACTTAGTTTAGTTGCGGAGGGGTTACCGTACACACCGTCAGTGTCTGTAACAACAACACATTTAGAGGCTACACTGCCTGAAATCGGAGTGGTTGCTGTTGCAAGTACGGGAGCGGCCATTATAGTAGCAAGTATGATTAGTTTATTTTTCATAATTTAGTTAGTTCCTAGTGCTGTGAGGCACCCTGTTGATAATTATTTATCATATTGGAGATCTAGCATTTCTTCGTGCTTGCGTTGTTGGGCTAAACCAACTCGCAAAGCTTTTTTATTATTGGGTATATACCCATCTTTCAACATCGGTACATCTTCGTACTGTCCACCATTAAGAGCAGACTTATAAGAAGCTGGTATGTAATTCATTGCAAATAGCGCCTGCTCTTGGAGAGAGGCTGAGTCTGTCATCATTTGCATATTGAGACCTCCAAGCATTTTTTCAAGGTCTACTTTAACTTTCTTTCTTCTTTTTTTGCGTTCAAACTCTTCTTGTTCTTTTTCTTGTTCGAGTTTGTATTGCTTTTCCATTTCTAAACGTAGAAACTCTTCTTGCTCAGGATCCACGTATTCTTCTGGAAGTATGTCCGAAAGATTGTAAGGTGCTTGATATCCTTCGCAAGACGGGTCTGTTTGTGGGTCAAAGCATGTATCATAACGATAAGTATAAATTACAGAAGGATCTACGACACTTCCTATACCTTCGACCTCGATAGAGCCGTTACCCCAGTAATCTATAGGAATATCTCCTATGGGTACTGTTTTATAGATTGTGTTACCTTCGAGCCCAGACCAATCATCTGTTTCTCGAAATATATACCCATCGCCTAAAGCATTCTCGTTTTGTACATGGACGAGCATTGGATCATCAATATTTTTCACTGCCGTATAACGATAAATAACATTCCCTACAGTAAGACCAGCTTGCTGCGGCAGAATGTTTTGCATTACCCAGTTATATCCAAAGCTAGCAGCATTAGTACTGCTGCCGTAGACTTCTTCAGAGTAAGAGTAAGAGGAGCAGACTAGCGACACCGCCAGTAGCCCAAAGTGTCTGTTTAGTAGTTTCATCCATACTCTCCGCTTCTTCTTCTTC